GATAAAAAATAATACTCAAAAAACTTTTATTGATAAGACACCAAGAAATAGAAGAAGATATGAAAAACTAGTAGATAAATTAAAAGAATATCCTAAAGCGTTAGATGAAATAACTTTAAAAGAATGGCATTACGAGTGGAGTGACCACATATTAGTAATACCACCTAGTTATCATACTGCTAAATGGTATGGCATTGATAGACACGATTGGGAAAAGTATTATGTTAATGAATTAAAAAAATATACTAAAAGAGAAATAAGAGTTAGACATAAGTTTAAAAATAACGCAGACGATATAACACAGGCTAAAAAGAATGGTACAGATTTATATGATGATTTCAAAAATTGTCATGCTATAGTATCTTTCCATTCAATGTGTGCCTCTCAAGCAGTAGTGCATGGCATACCTAGTTTCTGTAGTGAACATAGTCCAGCATGGCCTGTAAGTTTAGGTCTAAATCAATTAGACCAAATTGAAGACCCTTTATATTCTGGTGAAAGACAACAATGGTTATATTCATTAGTTGGTTCACAATTTACAGAGCATGAAATGGCAAGTGGTATCGCATATAGATATATAAACGGAGAAAATGTATGATTAGAAAAATAATAGATTTCTTTAAGACAAAGTATAAAAACTGGAAAGCTAAAAGAGATTTAGATAAACAGGACCCTTTTATTTACAAATGAGAATACTAGGTATAAATTGTTTAAACCATGACGCAGCTATGGCTGTTGTAGATGGCAAGGAGATATTGTGGGCTGCTCATGCTGAACGATATTCACAAATTAAGAACGACCATTATCTTAATTGGGATATTGTTAATGAGGCAATGAGTTATGGTCCTTTTGACCTTGTAGTTTACTATGAGAAACCATGGTTGAAAAAATGGCGACAATTAAAAGCAGGTCAATATAAGTATGCTTTTGATTATAAAGAATTACCAAGTGTTTATCTAAAACAATTTGGTATCAAGATTGATGAATATGTAAAACATCATCATTCACACATGGCAGGTGGTTATTATACAGCACCATTTGAAGACGCAATGACATTGACGATAGACGCCATCGGAGAAATGGAAACTATGACGGTATGGGATAATGAGAAGATGATTGCTCGTCAACAATATCCTTTATCATTAGGTTTATTATATTCTGCTGTTACACAAAGAATAGGTTTAAAACCTAACGAAGAAGAATATATCACTATGGGTATGGCTGCCTATGGTAAACCTAATCTTACTGAACATATGAAAAAGTTTTTATTGAAAAGAAACAATCATAAAGGTATAGGTTATTATGTAGAGTGGGCAAAAAACTATGACTTGGCTGCCTCTGTACAAAAAGTTTATGAAGAAGAACTAGAGAGAATTGTAAAGAAACATTGTAAAAAAATTAATTTAGTTATAAGTGGTGGTTGTGCCTTAAATTGTGTTGCAAATAGTAATCTAAAAAGAAACATCTGGATTATGCCAAATCCTGGCGATAGTGGTTCATCATTAGGTTGTATACCTGCTGTTACAAAACAAAGATTAAACTGGAAAGGTCCTTTCCTAGGTTTTAATATTGAAGGCGAATATCCTATTGATACTATCATAAAAGAATTAGAAACAAATAAAATGGTAGGTGTTGCAAATGGCAGAGCAGAGTTTGGACCTAGAGCATTAGGTAATAGAAGTTTATTGGCCGACCCTAGAGGACCTGAAGTAAAAGATATGGTCAATGAAATAAAGAAAAGACAAAAGTTTAGACCTTTTGCACCTGCTATTTTACTAGAAGATGTACATGATTATTTTGACATGCCACAACCTACAAGTCCTTATATGCAGTTTGTTGGTACATGTAAATATCCTAAAGAGTTTCCAGCAATCATTCATGCTGATGGTACAAGTAGAGTACAAACGGTTACTAAAGAGGACAATGAGGGTTTTTATAATCTATTGAAAACTTGGAAAGATAAGACAGGTTGTCCTATGCTTTTAAATACAAGCCTAAATATTAAAGGTAAACCAATGGTGAATAATTTATGGCATGCCAGAGATTTTGAAAGGAAATATAATGTCAAAGTTGTATAATTTAGGTTGTAGTTTTGCATATGGCAATTGTGTACCAGAGAAAAATAAACTATGTGATACACATAAAAGTCCAGGTACCTTTATTGCAAAGCATTTAGGTTATGAAGAAGTCAACCTTGCATGTAATGGTAATAGTCTTGACGGAGTATTACGAAGATTATACACTTGGTCTTTTGAGAAAGATGGTATAGTTTTAATTGGTGTACCACCTGCTGGTAGATTTCAAGTTGTACACCCAACCGAACAACATACAAACAAAGAAAGAAATTTTAAAGCAAAATTATTTGGCGGAAATAGAGAAGCCGAAGAGTGTATCAAATATGCATACACAAAAGGTCCTGTAAATCATTTACAACAAACACTTAATAGGAAAATTCTTAAAGTATTTCCTGATTATTTTTATAGCATAAAATGGGCTGGTGAAAAAATTAAACATATAGATGTTAATGAAACTGCCAGTTATTTACTTAATTTTAATCTTGTTAAGATACAGACAAGATTGAAAGAACTTGGTCTAAAATATTACCTATATAATTCTATAGGTTTTAATTATAAGCCAATTAACCAGGAGACAATTGAACTACAAAAACAGGTAGACTTGTCTTCTTACTATGAACCAGAGAATGATATGTTTTCATTAGTTAAAACAGATGAGAAATATCAACTCGCAGATGGAGACCTACATCCAAATCATTTGGCCTATGAAGTTTGGTCAAAAGGTTTTATTGAATGGTTGAATGGGAAACAATGAGTCATTATACAAGATTATTTGAAAGTTTAAGCAAAGCAACAAGACACGACAATCCATGGGAATATTTTACCTTTGGTCAATCACTATCACCTCAACAAATAGAAGAAATAGCAAACGCTAATATCAATAGAGATGGTGTATTACATGACGGTACAAGGTCAGGTTACAAAGAGGGTGTTGAAAAACAAAATCATAAATTAAGAGAGTATATTACTAAAGAAAATGCCGACAAATATCCTGCTCTAACAGAATTTATAAAAGAGTTGCAAAGTAAACCTATCAGAGAGATTATAGCAAAGATGGTAGGTAATGAAGAACAATTTAAAGGTTCTTATGTGAGATTAGAGGTCTTAAATGATACAAAAGGATTTTATCTAAAACCTCATTGTGATATTCCAGAAAAACTAATATCAAGTTTAATTTATATCAATCAAACTGGTGAGAATGTAAACCTAGGTACAGATTTATATAATCAAGATTTAGCTTTGATTGATACCGTACCTTTCTGGCATAATTATGGTTATATCTTCCACGGTCCAAATAAGTGGCACGGCATGGAAGAAGGAAAAGAAATACAAATAGAAAGAAGAGGAATACAATTAAATTATGTTACCTTCAAAACCGACTGGCCAGTACACTAATTACGATTGGTGTAAGGAAACTTACCTGGCTGCTAAACCACATGTAAAAGAATTTAGAGTTGCAATTGATGTAGGTTGCCGTGATGGCGATTTTACAAGAATTATGTTAGATGACTTTGATTTTGTACATGCCTTTGATTACAGAAATAGAATGAAAGGTATGAACAATAACAAAAGATATGGATATTATCAAGTTGCATTAGGCGACATAAATAAAGATGATGTTGAGGCATACAAAGGCACCATTGGTAAAATAGGTAGAAAAGACTCTATCAAAGTAAAACAAAAGAAACTAGATGATTATAATTTTTCAAATGTTGACTTGATAAAGATAGATGTTGAAGGCTATGAAATGAATGTTATTAAAGGTGCAGTTGCAACAATAGATAAAAATAATCCTGTTTTAATTATAGAAGACAATGGCGATACAGGACATGACGCATTAAACTTTCTTCTATCAATTGGATATAAAGTACAAAGGAAATTTGAGAAACCAAATCCTTTAGATATAGTGTTAGTGAGGTAAAAATGGAAGAACAACAACTATTTCAAAAAATGAAAGAGATTGAGGCAGAATATCTTAAACCTCACGATTTCGCAAAATTTAATAACTACTGGTTACCAAGAGAAGTAGTTGAACAAAGTACAAATGTATTATCATATGGTGTACATAGAGATGTAGGTTTTGAGCAAGAGATGTGTGAACTAAACCCTAATTTAAATGTTCATCTATATGACCCTACACCTGATACGGTAAAAATGTGGGAAGGTAATTTTCCACACAAAGACAAAATGACTTATCATCAAAAAGCATATGCTCAAGGTGGTGAAAAGATGAAGTTTTATTATAATAAGAATGACTTGACAAAATGTTATTCACTATTACCATTACCACAATTAGGTGGTGGTGCAGACTTCATAGAAGTAGATACAATCAATTTAGAAAAAAGTTTAAATGATGTTGACGGTAAAGTTGATATTATTAAGGCTGATATTGAGGGTGTATGGTTTGATTTCTGTAGAGAAGTATTAGATTTGAATGTAGATTTTAAGGCATTTGCCATAGAGTTTGAAGTAAAACTTATTGACAATGATTTAAGTATTAGACATTACGAAGAATTATTAAAAGAATTTCAAAGAAAAGGTTACGATTTATACTTAAACAGACCAAGAAACAAAATTTTAAGTGAAGCAATAATATTAAAGAAATGAAAAAAGTAAAAGGCTGGTGGTTACCAGATGACGACAAACATATCGCTGAGAAGATAGAAGAAGATACTCGTATGAATAGAGGTGCTGGTTTTCAGACCGAACAACGAGATTATTCTTTGGCATTAGCGGCTAAGTTTTCTAAAAGAAGAAGATTAGCAATTGATATTGGTGGTCATGTTGGTTTATGGTCAGTTGATTTAGCAGAATTTTTTAAGGGTGTATGGATATTTGAACCTGTGCCACAATTTAGAGAGTGTTTAGTTAAAAACTTAAAAGATAAACTTGAAAAGAATAATTACAGAATAGAACCAATAGCATTAGGTAATAAGTTTAATCAAGATGTAAAACTAAAACTAGGTGGCGATAATTCAGGTGATACACATATTAGTGATGACGGTGAAATTTCTGTACCAATTAAGAAGTTAGATAGTTATGGTCTAAAAGAGGTAGATTATATTAAGATAGACGCTGAGGGCTATGAACTTGAAGTTTTAAAAGGTGCAGAGTGGACATTAGCAGAAAATAAACCAATAGTAGTTGTAGAAATTAAAGACAAACATTTTAAAAGATATGGTACAGAATTTTTAGATGGCGTTAAGAAACACATGGAAGATAGAGGTTATTATATAGAGAATGTAATTAATTCAGAGGCAATGTTTGTACACAAATCTCAAAATGTAAGAGAGTTTATGAATCAAAAAGTATATGCTAGGGAGCATGGCAAATGAAAATAGCAGTAGTAACAACCATGAACAAAAGATTATATGATGAATATGGTCATAGGTTTTTAACGACATACAATTGGCCATTTGATTGTTATGTTTACTATGAAGATAATGAGAAGTTTCATCCAGTTATAGAAGAACATCATTTTGGTAGAGATGGTAAAACACCATTCTTCTATAGAGATTTAAATAGAGAGGCACCAGCATGTCCTAAATTTGTCAAAAGAAATAGTCATAGACAGATTACAGATAAAAGAAAAGATTTTTGGAAAGATGGTGTCCGTTTCTGTTATAAAGTATATGCTTATTCACATTTTATAACAACACATAGAGATTATGATGGTGTTATTTGTATTGACGCAGATAGTGTATTCCATAAAGCTATTGACGCAGAATGGATTAAGAAACACATACATAGAGATAATTCTATGATGACTTACCTTGGTAGACCAGTTTATACAGAATGTGGATTTTTATATTTTAACATGGCTCATAGTTATGTAAAAGTATATGCAGCTGAAATGGAACAGATGTATACCGAAGATAAGATTTATAAAGAACAACAACAACATGATAGTTGGATATGGGATATTGTCAGAAAAAGATTTGAAACAAAACACGGTGTAGAAAATCATAACATTGGCGATAATCAGAATGGTCATGTACAAGCTAGGTCTATATTAGGACCTGTTTATGACCATACTAAAGGTTTAAGAAAACAAAAAGGTAAAAGTCCGGAGGCAAGAATATGAAAGCAGGTAAAATATGGGGCGAAACAAAATTAATACATGCTAATGGTGTATTAGAGTTTCATAGAATTAAATTTAAAAAGAATGTTGCTTGTTCAAAACATAAACATAAGTTTAAGTGGAATGGTTTTTTTGTAGAGTCTGGTAA